TTGACAAGATCGCTATCCAGTAGTGGTTTAATAGCATCTAACATGCGATTCTCCTAAATCTTTAGGTCCTTGATAAGACGAGAAACCTCATCTTTCAAGTACTTTTGTATTTTGTCGTCTTTCCCAGACTCCCTAGCCATCTCAAGAATTTGGTGACCATATTTCATGTTCATCAATCCTTCATAGATTGCTTTAGGGTAAGCATTTGGAGCACTGGGTTGTGCGACCACATCGACAGTGACAATTTCAAAGTCACTGACATGTCCGTTATGCGGGTCCACGTTACCTGAACCGCGACTTGATACACCCAATCTTACACCTGATTGTAGCATGGTTTTAACCAGCTCGCCCATTGGCGTTGGAAGTATCTTTAGTTTTCCATAACCATTTGGACCATCCATCCACATGTTAGTAATCATGTGACATACACGGTCTAGGTTAATTTTAAGGTCATCTGGGTGATCTACTTCACCAAGAACACTGTTACCTTCTTTGATTTGCTCGTTAAGTGTCTTTACTGCGTTGGTAATTTCACTTACAGGATAAACTCGCTCATTGGCGTTTTTAACACCACCTTGTATGCAGATGCCTTCCATATAGAGTTCCTTACCGTCTTTGCCTTCAACAAGTTGAATTTGTGCGGTTTCGAAGGTAAGGTTTTCTCTAAGGTAAAGAGCCATACTCGGTTATCCCTTAATTAAGCTATTGGACTTTTGGTGTTCACACCAGAAGCTTGTGCTAGGTCCGGCTTAGGAGCAGGCTTTACATCAGGCTTTGTTGTGTTACCTTGGTCAGTTGACTTTGGTGTTGGACGGCCGCTTTCAGCTGCTGTATCTGTTGATACTGGCTTTGCGTCCATGCCCTTTGCACCGCTGTTAGCAGCAACTGGTGATTTACTTGAATCACTTGTTGTTACTGGCTTAGGAGCAGCAACTAGGTCAACGCCTTCTTCTAGGCTTTCCATTTGCTCTTCCATGTCAACGTCTACATCCATATCGTCGCCGGCCATGTCGTCAACATCAATGTCAACTTCTTCTTCACCATGCTCGTCTTCGATTTCGTCAGTGTTGTCATCAACCTGACCCATTAGATCTTCAAATTCTGCCATTAGTTCGTCTAGCTTGTCTTCGAGACCAACTACACGATCTTCTAGGTCTTCATCATCGTCGTCTGTGTCGACGTCGATCATTTCAATTTCTTCTTCTTCATCTTCAAAAGCAACGCCTTCTTCTTCGGCTTCTACTTCGTCGATAAGATCGTCAACTTGTGATCCACCAAGCTCTGACTCTTCGACGGACTCATCCATCTTGTCATCATACTCGATGTCTTTTTTAACTTCTTCACCAGCTTTTTCAGCATGGTCATCTTTTTCAGCTTCTGACTCTTCTGCCATGATCTCTTCGTAAATGTCCTTAGACTTGTCTACTACGATTTCATGGAAAAGTGCTTCAGCTTTATCTTGTTCGTCATTGATGACGTATTCGATTAGTTGCTCAAACTTGTTCATAAATTTATACTCCTTGTATGGGCTCAGTATAATATTTAACATAAATGTCAAAAACTATGTAGTTATAGTGGTAAAATGGGTAGAAAACGAAGAATTTATTGTGCTAAAGAAAAAATCTCTAATAAATTCTTACATTTGCGGTGGTGGCGGCGCAAATTGGGCTTGAATCTTTTTTAGCTCTTGCTCTTTTTCATAGTTGCGCATGTCATACATGCGGCGCAGCTTTGAAATCTGTTTAAGAGTTAGTTTTGTTTTACGCAGTTCGCCAAGCTGAGGAGTAGAGTTATCATCCTCTAAATCCTGGTAGCCTTCTGGTGCTGCATCAAAAAATTCAAATAGTTTCATAATAATATTTATGCCGGTGGTGCTTCTGGTGCTGCTGGTGCTGCCATATCAACATTGACATCAACTTCACCACCACCTTCGGCGCCTGCTTCTGCACTGACTGCATCGCCCATTTCAATATCGCCTTCGATATCACTTGGGCTAACGCCAACTGTACGCAAATCGCTGCCTTGCGGTTCTGATTCAATAGGCTGGGCAGTTTCTTCGCCCCACAACTCAGTGTTTTCTTGCAATTCATCGTCAGTTAGACCTAGATAACGCTTCATTAAAAAACGCTTGCTAAAGTAAGGAAGCTGTTCTAATGCGCCAAATGCTTGCATTCTAGTGGTATCAAGCTCTGCTTGACGATAGCTGGCAAAGTTTTGTGGTGGAGCAAATTTGATTGAGAATAACCCGTTATCAATATTAAAGCCTCTCCAGCGCATAAACATTTTAAATTCGTCGTCTAGCTTTTGGATAACCTGCTTTTGCAGTCTTTCACAATACTGATTGAATCTGTATTCTTGAATAAGCGCAGTGCCAACACGACCGTCATTCATTGGTCGATCTGAATCGTCTGGGCCAGTAGGCAAATAGCTGCTAGGAACACGCAACCCTCTGCACATCTTGTTGTTGAAGTATTTTAAATCATCAATCTGTCCAAGATTCTCACCACCCGGAAGCGTTTCAACTTTTGATCCGCGGCCTTCAGCAGTTTGTGGGAAAAAGTAATCTTCGTTGATTGATAGCGGATTGTATGTGGTATCCATTGTGGTACCGGCTTGTCCACCTTGCTGATTGGGAATACGTCTTTGATGCACTTCGTTTTTAACACGTTCTACAAACTGCATTGCAAGGTGCGAAGGCATGTTGCCCACATCAATATAGAACACTCTGCGCTCTGGCGCACGTTGTACACGATAGATAAGGATTGAATCTTCTAGCAGTTCTTTTTGCTTGAACACTTTGAAGATCATCTCAAGCACACTTTGACTGAATGGCCAATAAAAGTCTAGGCCTTCACTAAGTCCCAAGTGAATAACATTTTTAGCATCAATAACTGTTTCATTGATGGTATGCTCAAATCTGCTTTGTCCACCTGCTAGTGGTGTGTTTGGAATGGTATAGTTTGCACTGCCGTTTGCACCGCCTGATCCTGTGATCTGTCCAGCATTTGGATTTGATCCGTAGTCTGTGGTTTGTTTTGGCGCAATGCTGAGATTTTGAAAGTTGGGATTGATGTCGCGGATAACATACTGTTCTGGACGCTTGCCTTCGTTTTCATTTACAATAACACGCACCACTTTGGTCATGTCAACCCAGTACAGTTCAAATGTTTCTGGGTCACGCACAAACACTTGATCGCCATACTTCAATGTATTGCGGAAGATGCGGAACATTCTTTGATCAAACTTGTTTAGCTTGGTCCACTGTTGTAGCTGTTTTCTAATAATTTCAATTTCGTTGTTTGTAGGAGTGTCTGTGTACTCAACTTCAAACGGCGTGTTGTTGCTTTCGTTTGTCTGTGTGGCAAATTCAGCAATAATATCCAAACAAGCATTGATTTCACTGTCACAGTCCATGTTTTCGTACTGATTGTAGCGTTCAATTCTGTTGGGATGTCCAGAATATACTTCGGGCAAATGACTTTGATAGTTTTTAAAACCAAACTGTCCGCCGGATCCACCAGTGCCATAGCTCGGACCGCGCTGTGTTTGTCCGCTAATGGGAGAAAGCTGGCCGCCTTCGTTACCCACTACTTTAAAATACTTTTTCCAAGACATATATTATTTTCCAATGCGCATTGCTGTTAACAAGAGTATTTATCGTTATCGATTCGCTGCTTGGAGTATTTTGGTATTGATGTCGTTGTTGCGACTCATGGCTGATACAAGTTGATCCAGTCTGTTGATACTGGCTTCCATTAGAGCATTATTTGGGCTGCTTGCTGTATTTGCTGTGGTTTGATCAGCAGTCTGTGTTCTTTCAGGTAAATTTGCTGACACTGCACCACCATAATCAGCACTGTTATAACTGCTTGCAGGGCCGGCCATGTTTGACATTTTTGTTAGCTGATCGTTTGGCATAACCATGCCATCTTTGCCACTAAGCAGAACCTCAGGCCCGTTTTCACCAACAAGATACGACTCTCCAGATTTTACCGGACCGCCTGTTGCACGTTTGCCACCAGGAGAAAACACAGTTAACCAGTCTGGAATTGCATCAAAATAACCAGCAACACCGCCAACAACGGTTCCAATGCCCGCACCAATAGCAGTTCCAAGAATAGGAACTACAGTGCCTATCGCAGCGCCTGCTGCGGCGCCTAGTGCAGCTCCAGATAAAGTATCATCAATTGCATCGCCAAATTGATCAACACTTGACATTTTGCCTTTGCGGCCTCCTATATCCAGATCAGCTTCGTCTAACGTTTTTTCGGTATCTGTTTCCAGTTTAGCAGCAATTTCTTCTGCACTCAAGCCAGCAAAACTCAACATGTATTCAGTTGCTTTCATCATGCCTTCGGTGAATACCTCAATGCCTTTGGCAGCCAGCGGCAATGTGGTTCCTAATGCTGCTTTATCTAATGCTTGTGCAGTTCTCAACATTTGTTCATTTGCGTTGATCATTGCACTGGTTGTGCTGTCTGTTGTGGTTTTTAAGTTTTCCTGTGCTGTGCCAAGACCTTTGATTTGTTCTGCTGTTAATGTGGTTCTTTGTCCCATTGCAAGCATGTCGCCTAACACATTGTCAAACGCCGTACCCAGGCCAGCAACTGCACCAATAGTAGCTGGTCCGCCAATAGCGGCTGCTTGCTTTTTAACACCTTCTTGGATCATTGCAGTAGCTTCTTCTTGAGTGATCTTGCCATTGCGCAACATGTCAACTGCTTGCGCACCCATTTCACCTGCTGCTAATTGAAATTCTTGAGCAGCCTGTGTACCCAAGTTGCCACTAAGTGCATCCTGCAAGCCTTTGCCAATATTAGGAGCCATTGAAGTAATAGCCGCTGTGGTGTTTTTCATTGCATTAGCAGCATCTTCACCTAGTCTGCTTTGTACATCAGCAACAGCGGCAGCCATACGCACATTGCGCATTTGCTCATCCATGGCTTTTTGTTGTTCATCAACACTTTTACCAGTGAGTCTGCTCAATGCTGTTAACTGTGTGATATAATTTTTTGATCCTTGGGCAAGATCTCTAGCACTCCTGCCTTCAATATTGCCTTGTCTTGCTTGTAGCGCAATATACTTGGTTGTAAGTGTATTTTGCTGTTCAGCACTAACACCCAATGCCAACAATCCGCGTCTAAACGGCTGCATTGCTTGGCTAGCATCAGCAAATCTCTTTACACCAGTTGCACTGTCACCAAACGCAAACGTTAACCCTTCGGCACCTTCGGCTGCAACTTTGCTAAATGTACTAAAACTCAATCCTGCTTGAATAGCCTGCTTACCAAGTCCAGACATGCCTTCTGCGCCAAGGGCACCAACTGCACCAGCAGCTCTGTATGCTTCACTTGCACGTTGCAATTCTGCTGTGAGCATTGGGCCGACAGTATTAATAATGTTGCCAGCGGCTTCTGCCATAGCGGCAGTGAGTTTGCCTATTCCGCTGATTGCGCCGCCGATAACACCGCCGACTGCTGGTATTGAACTAGCCATATCACCTATAGCATCAATAGCCATGCCGGCAGTTTTGCCTATCATGCTGACTGCATTACCAGTTAGCTCAATTGAACTGTTTAAACTGGTAAAGTTTTCGCGATTTTCACGCATGTCACTAGCAGCCGCAGCCAGTTTAGCTGCATATGTCACAGTGCCAGATGTTACTTTACCTAGGCCTTTGGCCATTGCTCCACTAGCAGTGGTAGCATCTTTAGTGGATGCTGTATTGTCTTTGGTTGCTTTGGTACCACGCATTATTGACACAGCATAATCATCGGCTGCTTTTCTGGCTTTTTTAACGTCCGGAGCATCAGCATTTCCGCCGCTAGCTTTTAATGCCTGAACAACATTGTTGTTTAAGCGTTGCAACTCTTGGAGTAGATCATCATTGTCAGCCATATTTAATTTTTGCCCATTTTTACGTCGTATAAGTACGTTATACATATATTTATGGTAGGAAAAACCCATGTCAAACACTAACCCAAATCCGCTGGCTAAACATTTCAGACAGCCCAGCATCTATATCAAGTTGCCCAGCGAGGGTGCGTTCAATGATGAGGATTCATTGACAATTCCTGTTAACGGCGAAGTACCAGTTTACCCAATGACAGCAATGGATGAAATTACCTATAGAACTGCTGACGCACTGTTTAACGGTGCAGCTATTGCCAACGTTATCAAAAGCTGTGTACCTGCTTACAAAGATCCATGGCAGACCAGTACACTGGATCTTGACGTGCTACTAATTGCTATTCGCATTGCCAGCTACGGTCACGAAATGGAGTTTATCAGCAAATGTCCAAAATGCGAAGAAGAAAACAACTTTTCCATTGACCTGCGTGACATCATGGAGCGTATCAAGTCTCCAGATTTTTCAAAGCCAGCTACACTAGGCGATGTTGAAATTCATTTTAGGCCGTTAACCTACAAAGAACAAAACGAAAACAATTCTGCACAGTTTTCCGATCAAAGAATGTTGGAAACGCTGCCGTCAGCTGATATTCCTGAAGAACAAAAACTGGAAATGCTACAACAGGCATTTCAAAATATCAGCGACTTAACACTATCTGCAATTGCTGACAGTATTAGCATGATCAAAGCCGGTGACGACATTGTGGTAGACAAAGAACACATTGAAGAATACATCCGAAACTGTGACAACAAGTCGTTTGTGAAAATTCGCACACAAATTGAAGAAATCAAAAAAGCTGCTGAAATTGATCCGCTGCATATTACATGCAATGACTGCAAACACGAATACGACACACCGTTTACAATGAATGTTGCAAATTTTTTCGTATAAGGCTCTTGACATCTACTCCTGACCAGATTGAAGCAATCGTTGAAAAAATGGACAAGGAAGTTAAGAGCCTGAAACAAGACTTGTTAAAAATGTGTTGGTTCATGCGAGGCGGAATAACTTACAGTGAAGCATGCAACATGGGCGTTAATGAACGTGAGCTTATTAATGGTATCATCAAGGACAATCTTGAGACTGCAAAGAAAACAGGACAGCCGTTTTGGTAATAGATGACGTAAAAGCTGACATTGAATCTTGGTTGATCAACTTTGTTGAAGTGCCGCATCCTGCACTGGGCAATTGGGCACCGTGTCCATATGCCAGAAAAGCACGACTGGAAAACAAGTACAGTGTGCGTAT